TCGTATTGCGAACGTGGTAAAAAGTATCTTCATCGATCTTCTGCGTCGTGCCGTTCATTATTAACGCTAACGTCTCTGCATTGTCGTCCCAATAGACCGAGCCTTGCGCCGTTGGTATGTTGGTCGGCGTAACGTCAAATTCTAAATTGCCCAATTGCACCCCGAACTCACCAAGATTCACGTCGCCTGTCGCGCCTGTGTATGGTACTTTGTTCGGTAGTTCTGTTTCGATGTCAGCAACGTCCGCTTGTAAGTCGGTAACATCTTGTTGCAACAAATCAATTTCCGCTTCAATGTCTATTATAGTCTGACAAGAACCTATCGTTGCACACGTCAAACCTACCTCGTCGGTCAAAAGATACCAACCGCGCACCCCTTCGTCATTCGTTCCGTAGTAATAATTCGGTGCTGGTGTTGCTTCGTCGTTCACAAGACTAACGTTGCCGTATTCGTCGCGTGTAATCGAATCAATGAAGGTCAAGATTGAACCTGTACCACCGCTTCCGCTTTCAAACATATCGTTCCACTCTGCAGGAATACTACAAGCATCCCAATAGTAAGGAACGAGTAGTTCAAGACTAACTGTCCAACCTGTGAGCGTGTTGTGAAATTCTTCAAGGAATGGCTCAAGACTTACATTTTGTACCGTGATTAAGTCACCGAATAAAACCCTGTGGTTTGTAATCTCGGCAACCAAGTCTTCTGCTATTCGTTGAAGGTCTGACAACACCTCACGTTGAAATTCAACCTTATCGTCTTTGTCGCGTGGAAGATCCGCAAGGACAATCTGAAAAGAAAACGTTTTCGTACCTTTCGCGTAAGTAACGTTCGAAGGCACGACGTGCATAAAGGGGTATTCGGTAAACTTCTCGAGGTCAGCCGTGTCAATCTGACCGTGTGAAAAGGTCTTGAGAATAAAGTGTCCAGAAGCGAATGCCTTGAATCTATCTATAAGCGCGTTGTAGCTTTGTACGTTCGACATAATTGTAGTCTATTAAGTAAGTCATATAAGTAAATATCTCCCACGCACTTTTTTCCGTAATTGCATCCAACTTTGTTATGTCGCGCCCACACGCTTCCATAAATAAGTGGTACCAACCGTAGCGACCAAGCACTTGGTTTAGTCCTTCTCGGTCGTCAATTGCTCCATCTCCTTCGTCAACTTCTGAACTTCGTTCTCCAAATAATCGAGCGAAGTGTTGTTTAGTTCGTTGAGCAAAGTCGAAAAAAAAAGCATCGCACCGTTGAATTGTTCGAGCGTCATCTCCTCAACGTAGGACTCAACTAACTCTCTATTTTGTTTGCTATGAGGCACGATAGTGTACTTTGAACCTACGCGCTTGTCAATAGGTCGGTAAAGCGTTCCCATTATCTTCACGATGTTTGAGTTCACGTCAGATGCCCAGGTGCTTATGTCAGCGTATTCGCCCATTGAGATTGAATACAAGTCGGGAATGAAACCGAAGTCCTTGTCTTTGATTGTAATCGTCTCGAAGAACTTCGCTGATTCGTTTGCCAGAGTGTCCTCGAATGCGCCCAACAAAGTAGGCAAATGTTGGAAGGGAATCTGCTCCGCTTGTTCTTTGCTCAAGTTAGACACGGAAGCAAGACGCTCAATGTCGTTCTTTGCCGCGTGATAGTCAACGTATTGCTTGACGCTTATCGATGCGTAGTCAGCAGGTATACTTACTTTTATGCTCATTCGTTTGTTGTTTAATATCTACAATAAAAACATTTTTGTTGAAAATACACCCGACTTTAGCTTGGTGTTATGTGGTAGCATCCTTTGCGAGGTCTATCACAGCTACTTGCAATAATGTCGCGACCATCTGCAAGGGACTCTGCGTTTTAGGCAGGTACAGTTCTTTTATGATCCGCAATACAAACACCCTTCGTCGTCGTCGTCGATTGTGTTTGCTTCGTTGTAAATGCGTATTGCTTCCATTTCAACCTGTTGCTTTGTCCACTCTGGATGAAAGGCTGTGATTTGTGATTTGAGAAAGTTTAATTTGTTTTCGCTCATTTGTTTGTTATGTTCATTTTGCATATTCCTCGCCTTGTTTAAAATAGCGTTCCACTCGAACTTGTCTTTTGGTGTGTTCCACAGTTGTTCGAACATCCAGTCTAACGCGTCGTTCATCTTGATTTTATTTCTCGCGTGTCCCAAAACATTTCACACTCTCCGTCTTTTATTGTTGGTGTTTCGCTGAAGTAACTTTGCGCGTAGGGGTTCGCGGTTGCAAGATAGCGGTAACACGTTCCTCGTTGTTCGCAGTTCACACCTTTGCACATTGTAATGTCCGCCATATTTACACGATTAAATCTTCAACGTTGATTTGATGCTCTTGGAGTAAACCACGAATGTATTCAAAGACTTCCTCAATGCCTTGTTGATATGCGCCTTCCTGCCGTTCGTTGTACTTGGTGAACTTGCGGTAGCCGTTCATATCCAACTCCCACAACATCATTGCCATATCGTGCGCCTTCGTTATGCGGTTGAACTCATAACGATCGTCTCCGTCGCTTAAGTCAAATGTCAATGTTGCGGTACTCATTCGGTAATTTGTCGAATTGGTTGTTATAATTTGTCATTGATTATTATTTGTACTGGAGCGTCGCTGTCACCTGCGTGAACCGTTCTCGCCTGTTTAGGTTTGAAGTATTCAAGCATTGCAAGGTAGTGGTGCAAATAGTCTTCGTCGTCCATCGAATGAAGAACAGTCATTGCGCGTTCAGCACCTTGCGTTACAACGTAGTCGCCTAACTGATTCCACATTTCAACCTTCTTGCTGACTGCGCCCTTCGGCTTCAAACCACCGTGTCCTTTCTTCAATCGTCCGTGTTCGTCTCTTTCCATAATTGACAATAATTTATTGTGCTAAAATGTAAATATAAAAACTACGTTAATTTACTTTTGAAATGGTTAATAAGTTGTTCCATTTTCGAATCGTAGTATTTCGAGAATGTTTTGAATCCGTCGTTGTCTTGTTCGAATAGTCTGAATAGAACACCCCTTAAACGTTGTGAGGGCTTCTTGAGCGTATCTTCTAACTCGCTCTTAAGACTTTCAACTGCGTCCAGTTCTTCGCGCTTGAAGTCTTCGTCCTTGAAAGCGAGGTAGCCGAATTGATTTGCTATTGTAAATAGTTCTGACGCTTGAGCAGGTGAAAGTTCATTCGTTCCAAACGTTAGTTTAAGAGTCTTATCCTTTCTTGTGCCTACAGATTCAAGCTGTGCTGGTATTAATATCATTTAACACCTCCGTAAGTTTTGTTGTAATGGTCAAATCTATCTTTCAAAATACATGTGAAACGAATATGATGTCCTTGCTCTCTTTGTTCAAGTTTATCCACATCAAAGTAATTACCGATTAACTTTATCTCAGTTTTAATAGCATCAATCATCTGCTCCTTCTCCATTTGCTTCGCTTGTTCATAAACACTTTTGAACTTTTTAGTCATTTCAGATGCTTCAGCAACATAAAAAATATCTTTTATTTGCTCTTCCAACCATTCAACTGCTGTTTGTTTCATAGCTTTTCTATTTCTTGTTTAACTTCTTTCCAATATACATAGCTTGAATAACCTATAAACCCAAAGGTAAAAGACATATTTTTTAACATGCCATCTACTTTGTTTGAAGCATCACGTCCAAATTTATTAAACAATTCAACTGCTTTTTCTTGTGCTGTCATATTGTAAGTGTGTTTCAAAGTCTTCTAAACTTGTTAAGTCGCCTCTAAGGTTCTTATTGATGTCGTGCCAACGTAAACTATTAATGTAGAAATCAATTGTCTTTTGGGGTGTGAAAACGCGAAAGTGAGCGTTCTGAAAGTTAGTCCATGTCATAACATTGTTTTCTTTGTACTTATTCAACATTTGACCGAATAGTTCTCTCTTTGCTTTGTTACTTACTTTGTTCATCTTGTTACTTCTTAAATTCAAAAAACACTCAGTATATTAATTACTCCCGAGAATAGATCTTGAGCTAAGTGAGAGATAGAAGTATCCTAACACACTAATTTCTTAATGTGTTGGACTCTCACTTTGCGATAATTACTCCGTCGAATGAGTCTTTTCGCTTTCGTGTCCTAACGTGAACAGCAATGTCCGTTAGTCTGGAATCTATCTTTCGAAGAATTGCCTCTCCGTGTGTCGTATGGCTTATTCCTTTGTCATACCATTGGGCTAATAACACAATCCCACAGTTGCCCTTGTTCGTCTTTTATCCTGCCGTTTAATACTCCCGACGATAAAAAATATACCCCCAATTGTTTATAGCCGTCAAGCGTAAACAAAAGGGGGCAATACTAAAAACGCTTGACTATACAAATATACGTTCGTATTCCCAAAGGTTGCCTTCAAAGTTTTCAGTTTCTAATTGTTCAAATCGACATCGACGTCCTTCATTGATTCTAAAAACGTATTGATGTCTTTCTTCACGCAAGGAGGACACGTTGAACGCTCGTTGAACGCACCTGTGGCTTTATCCTTGAACGAATAGAAGCGAAGCATATCTTTCTGCTCTAAACGTCCTTGCGCCTTCATATCAAGCAAGAATCGTTTGAACTCGATTTGTTCGTCCATAGAAAGAACACCGTTCCATTTTGACGCTGGGCAAGATGCGAACGCGAGCTTTGCTTTAATAGGCATAACACACCCACAAAGTTTTATTGACTTCTTGCGGAACAACACTTCGGTTTCTACTTCGTCGCCAACGATCAATTGACCGCAAGACTGCGTTGAAGATTCAAAGAATTTACAGGTGCGACAAATTTCAAGTCGTCTTTTGTACTCGTTACTTTTTGCGAATAACATTTGCTCTTATTTTTTGTTTTATATTATCAATGGTGCGGTAAAGGAATGGCATTGGTATGCCTGTTTGTTTTGACAGCTCTCGATATGTAAAGCCTTCAAAGATATACTCTTGAAAGATAAGCCGTTCAAACTCGCTCAGACGACTTATGAGGATATCCAGTTGCTCGTTGGTCATTCGTGCGCCTAACCACGTCTTGTCGACTTCGTGCGCGTATTCTTTGAAGTCTCTGCGGTTTCGATTCCACGCTATCGTTTGCTTGTAAAAAGGCGACGTTGGACTATTGACGGACAAATACATAACGCGAATAAGATAGAACTCAAAGTCGCCTGTGTCGATTAGATTCTCGATATGCTTTGAACCAAACATTGACAATAAAGAGTCGTGCAACAAGTCCTCGTAGAATGGTTCTTTCCGAGCGATATTGTACGCTAACTCTTTGAAGTGTTTGTACCTTCCTTCTATGTAGTGGTCAAGTGTCAAGGGGGTGCTGCCAAATTAGATTTTCAATTTCTAAATTATTCTTTTCAATAATATCTTCAAATAATTGATTTAACCAATTAACTTCATTTTCTTTTGGTGTCATATCGAAAAGTATTCGTCTATTACTTTAATTGCTTCCTCGTTTCCCTTACAAATATAAGAACAATACCCCCTGTTTCTTAATTGCTCCTGCCATTCCTTCTGCTCTGGTGACGCAGTACCACCCTTTTCTTTCTTCATTTCTATTGCAAGCCCGTGAAACTCTCCGCGTGGTTCGTAAATGAATAGATCGGGGAAGCCTTTGACGTAACCCGTGCGCTTCATCTTGATTGCTTGCAAGTAACTCGTTCGCATACCACCCGCAGAAGCACAATATAAAGCGTCGGGATATGCTAAACGAAGGTATTTCACAACTATTTCTTGTTGGTTCGCTTCGCTTTCGGGTGCAATTTTACGCTTCGCGATACTTTTTTTATATGTTTTCTTAAAAGTTTTTACGTTCATTTTCAATTAGTTAGAAATTATTTTCAAAAAAAGTTTATTTTTTTCTTGCTATCTCAAAAGTTTAGCATATATTTGTCAAACAATTAACAACAACACCAAAGATAAACAAAATGAAAACACTAAACGCAATCAAAATCGAATCAGTTAAAGTAGTAAGAAACTTTGAAAGCTCAAGATTTGCATACAAGGCAGAAGTATGGGTTAAGAAAGTTAGATTTGAAGGTATTGAATTTAAGACTATGAATAATGTAGATGCAATTTTATCACATATCTGGAATACAACAACAGACGTTAAATGTTTAGAAATGCAAAAGTCAAAATCAGATAAAAAAATACTTGCTTATATTAACGAGTATTCAGATTTTTTAGCACGCACTTGGTTTCAATTAATCTAATAACAAAATCAAATGAAAAAAACACTACTCTTTATCGCGATGCTATTCGCAGGAATGTTAATCGCAGGAACGATTGACGAATCAACAAGACAATTAGAACAAACCCCAAACACAATAAGCAAATGAAAGTAGAACTAATTCAAAAGACGACGTTAACAGATATGTACTACGTCATCAAAGTAAACGGAGAGTTTCATATGTCGTACAACGTTTACGACGAAGCGGTGACAGCATACGACCGCATCAAACAAGCAACACCACGCGAAGAAGTAATCCTATCAAAAGAAATCTAAAAACCAATAAATCAAATGAACAATGAAAAACATCTTTACAAAACTCCGCTCCTTTTCGAGCAAGACTACAACGAATTACGTGAAGCAATTATTGTCGCCCAAAATTATTGGGGTGATAAGAGAAATGGAACATTGGATTGGGATTCGTATGTTGCCTTTCGAATTGACAAACTTGAACGAGTACTCTACTCAATTGAGTCAACGCCTTTCAAGGAACTACCAGAGCCACCACAAGAAAAGTAACTTTGTTTGCGTTTCTTCGAGCGCATCAGCGTACAACCTAACGCACAACGAGATATCAGCGAACATCGAGAAACATCAAAAACTTTCGGAAGCGCGTTGGAACGACCAATTAATTGAATACATTTGCAATCACTAAAAATCAAAATCACTATGTACAACCCTAAAATCACTTATCACTTTTCAATGGACGACATCAAGCGTCTTAACGAAGAAATCAAAGGCATAGCAGAAAACTTTCACGAAGAAGACACAGGCTGGTTTCAAGAAAAGGAAGGAATGAACTTCGTTGATGAAAACGGAATGACTTTCGAGATAGACATTCTCGGTCGCTTCTTCCGCAGAGATGAACCCGAATACGATCTGCACTACATCCGATTGAAGAAGGACGGAATCACTTTTGAATTTGACTACCGAATCTTCGAAGACAGCATCTAAAATGGGTTACTACAAGCGAATCAGCGAGGAAGAGCAAATGTCGCAGAACGAATGGTTCTGGCAGAACGAAGAAGCGAAACTCGCAAACAAATTGGAAAATTATATAAACAACAACAAAATAAACAACAACAACATGAGCATCATTGCACAACCCTCAACAAACAACAACGGCGGCGGTCAAACAGTACCCGCAGGAACACACGTAGCGCGTTGCTACCAAATCATTCACATTGGAACCATTCTCGACACCTATCAGGGTGAGGAAAAGTTAGTGAACAAAGTTCGCATCGTTTTCGAACTACCAATGGAAACAGCTGACTTCGGCAAAGGTGAACAACCTTTCTCTATCGGTCGCGACTTCACATTGTCTATGCACGAAAAGAGCGGCTTACGAGCATTTGTTCAAGGGTGGTTAGGCAAATCTATGTCGGACGGCGAAGCAAACAAATTCGATATCGCTACGCTTTTAGGAAAGGAAGGAATGCTTAACGTTATGCACCGCACCGCGAACACAGGAAGAACCTACGCAGACATTAAAGGTGCTTCGCCACTTGTTAAAGGAATGACTTGCCCACCATTGGTAAACTCTGCTTTCCTTCTTGACTACGACAGCGAAGACTTTGACTTGCGTTTTAAGATGCTTCCAGAGTGGTTGCAAAACAAAGTAAGTTCGTCGAAAGAATTTAGCGACCGATTAGACCGCGCTGCGGATCAAATGAATAAGGCTAAACAGATGCTTGAAAAGAGCGGCTTGGTTCAATCAGCGGACGAACAATACTACAAATCTTCAGACGGCATCAAGACCGACGACACCGAAGACCTTCCATTCTAAATGAATAAGATGTTATAAAAGGGAGTTATCTAATATATTTCTCCCTTATATGACACTTTAACACTTAAATCTAAAACAATGAAGAAACTTATTTCACTCGAAAGACGCGTTGAAAATCTGCTAAAAAAGTACAAGACGCTTCGCAACAACAACAAAGCACTTTGTGTTCGCGTTTGGGAACAACAGTTCGAAGAACGCAAAGACATAACAAGTAATTTCTTCGCTATGTACGAAAGCGGAAAGTACGTCAGCGCGGACAACATCACACGCATCGCACGACTTGTTAAGGAACACAATCCAGAACTACGCGGAACGAACTACGACGACAACAAGAAGAAAGCGCAACTAATCAAACCACTATTAAAACGATGAACAAACAATTGTATTCAACACCATTCGGTCGCCTTGTTAAGATAAACTTCAAGACGCTAACGAACTTCAAGACAGCGTTACGCATAAGCGACCCGACGGCAAGACTTTACGTCGCACACCCAGAGCGAATGAGAATAAAAGACTTCAACAACATCTGCTTACACACAGGTCTTTCACGCGAAGACGTATTCTCAACATTCACACCTACAAAACATATAAACGAAGAAAATGACTAACGAACAAATAAGACAGCAAATGCTTGACATGATTCCATTTGCACATATGGAACGATTCGAGACACTATGGACGATGCTTACTCCGAAATACGAGCGTTTAAGCAGCGAACAAATCAAGATACAACAGGAACTTGAAAACGAACGTGAAGCGTTCTGGAGCGCATTAGAAGATGTAACGTGCAGCGTGTTAGGTATTCAATCACAAACGCTATACACGACGACAAGACGACGGGAAATCGTAACGGCAAGACAAATGATTTTCTTTTTGATCCGTCCGTGTTACTTCCAGTCCTACGATTCAATAGGAAAGCACTACGGCAAAGACCACGCGACAGTGATGCACGGAATCAAACAAGCGACTTGGCAAATTGAGATGGACAGGACGTACCGCGCAACTGTTGAACGCATTTGTTTCTTGATGAATGAAATGGGTTATGCTAAACCTATCAAGTTTTTCACTAAATTTGTCGAACACATCGAGCATCAACGTGAACTCGAAGTGAAAAGAAGAGCGAAACTAAACCTATAAAATCAAACAACTATGAAAAGCGACTTAACATTTTGTCCGAACTGCGACAAAGAACTTTTAGGCGAACGCGTTGACTTCGTCTTGCAAGACCAACAATTCGAAGACTGGGACTCGGCTTACGAATTTCTCGACAACGAAGGCGAAATCGTTTTATGCGACGACTGCCACGAATGGGACTACGCAGACGACGACGCGAAAGGGGAGGGTTGGGACTGATGATACCATTTCACAAAAGCGTCAAATGCTACCGCCTGTTCTATGGTTACTCGCAAGAGTACCTTGCCTACAAGTTAGGCATTGAACAAAGCAATTACTGTCTTCGAGAACAAGGCACAACGAACTTCAAAGACGCGGAAGTTGACATACTAAAAGAACTGTTTAAAATAGAAATAAGAGAGGAGAAAATATAATGTTAATACTACAACTCAAAAAGAGAATTGAAATTCTCGAAGCGCAGGTTAAAGAACAAGACCAGAAGATAAACGATATACTTATTCGCTTGTCAGTTCCAACAAACACACCAACGCTAATAGCGAAAGAAAAGAAGTCACCATTCAAGAAGCCAACAGTCGTAGAGATATTCGACTACGCGTGTGAGAAGTTAAGCAAGGACGATGCGCTTGTATTTACCGAGAAATTTCATGCACACTATGAAGCCAACGGTTGGAAGGTGGGAAGGAATCAAATGAAGGACTGGAAGGCTGCCGTTCGGACGTGGGACTTAACTAAATTTGCAACAACAAACCAAACTCAAACTAAAATCAAAAATGGAAAATTCGATTCCGATGCTGCGCAACGCATCTACGCAGACGCTCACAATTACACAAAGGATTGATCGTGCAGAACGCGAAAGCGCGTTTGTAGCCGACTACGACCTTCCGACATTCGTTAAACTTTGCTCGAAGGTTTGCGCTATGTACGGAATAGCACTTCCAGAAGCGCAACTACTCCAGATGCTGCACGAATTTATAGGTAAACACTTTCGTTGGGTGACATTTGAACACTTCAACCTTGCGTTCGAACTAAATGCAGCAAACGAACTGTCAAAGAAGTGCGAACACTTTGGAGCGTTGAGCGTGTCTTTCATTGGTGACGTTTTGACGCACTACAAACCACACAGAGACAAGGCGAATCTACAAATTCAGCGTGAAATAGCGCAATCAATAGAAGCAAAATCACAACAAATAAAAGAAAACGAAATGGCGGTGAACGACGACAGCTGGAGAAGAATGTTGAAAGAAGATATTGACAGCTTCAAACAAGGCAAATACACGACTTTAGAATTGCGAGGTGTGTCAATGATGCGGTGGCTCGAAGAAAGTAAGCGTATAACGGCTGAAACATTCACAGATGAAGAATACAATCTTTGTAAAGCGAAGGCACGAAAGACAGTCTTCAATGAACAGCAACTTTCAAAAGGAATGGTTGAGCGAATGAGCGACAGGAAGCGTCAACTACTCAAAGAATCGATTCAGTTTGAAGGCTTCCGTGAGTTGTACAAACTTTATTTGTCAAAGCAATGAAGCACGGCTCACTATTCAGCGGAATCGGTGGATTCGATTTAGCTGCCGAATGGATGGGATGGGATAACATCTTTCACTGTGAGTGGATGCCATTTCCTCGCAAAGTTTTAAATCATTATTGGCCTAATTCTATAAGTTATGAAGACATCACAAAAACAGATTTCACTATTCACCGAGGAACAATTGACATCCTTACCGGTGGATTCCCTTGCCAACCATACTCAAGCGCAGGCAAGCGACTTGGGAAAGAGGACGAGCGACACCTCTGGCCGCATATGCTCAGAGTCATTTCAGAAGTTAAGCCAACCTACGTCGTGGGCGAAAACGTTCGTGGACTTACTAATTGGAATGGGGGAATGGTCTTCGAAGAAGTGTGCGTTGACTTGGAAAGTCAAGGGTACACCGTACAACCGATATTATTGCCAGCTTGTGCCGTTGGCGCACCGCATAGACGCGACCGAATTTGGTTCGTTGCTTCCGACACCTTGCGCGTTCGACAGCACGAACGCTCGTGCGACAATGAAGAGCAGCCAAATAAAAGAAGGTTCAATGCACTCAATGACACTTCCGAGAATGTTGAATATGGGATTGCTTCCAACACCAAACGCATTGAAGGAAGGAATGATGTATTCAATGCACGAAATGGGTGGATCCAAGAATTGGACAAGAAAATATTCTGGAATGAATTTCCGACTCAACACCCCGATTTGTAGCGGAGATGATGGGCTTTCCCCCAAATTGGACGGAATTACCTTTCCTAAATGGCGACAAGAATCATTAAAGGGTTACGGCAATGCAATCGTTCCACAGGTTGCTTATGAAATTTTCAAGGTAATACAAAGACTAAATGCAACCGTATAAACCAACATACCTGCCGCGTCAAATCGAAGCGTTGAACTACTTGAACACCGATAGCATCGTGGAGCAAGTTCTTTATGGTGGCGCGGCAGGGGGTGGCAAGACAAAGCTCGGTTGTATGTGGCAGATACAACGCCGTTTGAAGTACGCAGGGACACGTTCTCTTATTGGACGTAGCAAATTAGACACTTTGAAAAAGACGACGTTAAACACGTTCTTTGAAACGGCTGAGGAGTTTGGATTGATAGCGAATAAACACTACACGTTCAACGGACAATCCAACGTGATAAAGTTCTTCAACGGAAGCGAAATTGTTTTGAAAGACTTGTTCGCTTACCCTTCGGACGTAAATTTCAATTCACTTGGATCGTTAGAAATTACAGATTACTTTATTGACGAGTGTTCCGAAGTAACTGAAAAGGCGGTCAGCATCGTTCACTCCAGATGCCGTTACAAGTTAAACGAGTTTGGGTTAATTCCCAAAGGTTTCTTGTCGTGCAATCCTGCGAAAGGGTGGCTTTACAACGAGTTCTACATGAAGAACAACCGAAACGAATTGCCTTCACACCGCGCGTTTGTGCAAGCGTTACCGCAGGACAATCCATTCTTACCTGTGGCTTACATTGAATCGTTACGTCGCCTTCCCGAATACGACCGCAAAAGACTTTTAGAAGGGAACTGGGAGTTCGACGACGACAGCGACAAGTTATTTCAAACGGAGAACTTACTTCGAATGTTCCGCAACGAAGTAATCAATGAAGGCAAGAAGTATATCACAGCCGACATAGCGCGATTCGGTAAGGACAGAACCATTATTTGCGTTTGGGAAGGTCTAACTATCATCGACATAATTGAGTTGAATAGAGCCGCTATTGACGAAGTTGTTAACCGCATACGCCTTGTCATGAAAGACCACTCAATTCTTCTGCAAAATGTTATCGCAGATGAAGACGGCATCGGCGCGGGAGCCGTTGATTATTTGAAGTGCGTAGGATTCCAAAATGGATCAAAACCAAAGCACGCGCAATACCAAAATCTCAAAAGCGAATGTTACTATAAATTGGCGCAATATGTTGAAGAAAATAAGCTCACTATTTTAGTGAACGGACGCAAGGAACAAATCGTCAAGGAGCTGGAAATGATTAAGCGACACCGCGCGGACGTGGAAGGAAAATTGCAAGTAACCCCGAAGGATGTAATCAAGAACCGCGAAGGCATTTCTCCAGACGTTGCAGACGCGATAATGATGCGAATGTATTTCGAACTTAATCCTTCTTATGGTCAGTATGTTGTAGGTTAGCATAAGTTGGTTATATTAGCACAAATAAAACAAAACAAATGAATAAAATAATGAGTAAATTTTTTAAAGGAACTGAAATTGCGATTGCGATTCTTCTTTTTATTGCACTTGGGTATTCAGTTATTACTGGAACTGAAATAGGAAAAGTTATAGACGTTGATTTTTGGACATTATCCTATCTAATTTCATTAACCACACCTCGTATTCTTAGCGAATCTGAAGACGAAAAAACAGAACAAGAATGAAACAAACACCACTATACACGTCACTAAAAATGACACAGGAACGCGAACGCGAAATTGTGAACTCAATGGCGACGTATTTTCAACAAGGAAAGGTTCTTGGCGACATTCTCCTTGAACTTTCACAGCGCAAGGATATGAACGCAAAGGAGAAAGTATATCTTGCGTTAATGATAGGTTCAATGATGTCTAAACCGAATGAACAAAAGTAATTTACTCACGCAAGTTGTCGCTGAATTAGAAGCGCGTGAAGCGAAGGGAATTGAAACGTACGGAACAACGTTAGACCGAACCGACTTAACGCGCTCAGAATGGCTGCAACACGCGTACGAGGAAGCGTTAGACCTTGCGTTGTATTTGAAGAAACTAAAAATTGAAGAAGATGGAAATTAACAAAACACCTGTTGCATACTTTTTTCACGAGTTAGCCGACATAAAAAAAAATGTTCCTTATGAATTACAAGCCGAAACTATTACGAACTTATATGCTTATTGCAGACGCGTAGAAAAAGAAATGCTAATTGAATTTGCTGAATTTGTAGCGAAATACCCAGACAAAAATAGAAACGCAAACAATGAAATGTTACACGCAAAATCGAAGTACGACGGAGCAGAAAGGACGGTTGATTTATTAGACGAATTTTACATTCAAAACTTTAACGAATATGCCAGAAAGCAAAACTAAAAAAGGAATCTGCGTCTACTTACACAAAGACCTGTGGAACGAGATTGACGAGAAACGCGGAGAGAATAGTCGCAACACTTTCTTAAGTGAGGCGATTGAGTTCTCAATGAAGTTCTACGTCCCAGAATCTAAAATAAAACACTCAGAACAAACGTCGACAAAATAGCGACGGACGACGTTACGACTAAAGCGCGGTTTCTGCGCTTTTTTTGTTTGTCTAACTTTTTGTTTTCAGACGTTAGGTTGTTAATTTCTTCGTTCAACACATCGGTCTTTTGTTCATAAGCACCGACCGTTTCTTGCAAGTTGTTTATCTTTCTTTCCTCGATGTTTATTTGTTCCTTCAAGTTGTTAATCACGAGCGAATCAGCAGCAATAACGCTATCGCAGGAGTTCACCAAAGTGATAACATCAACGCGATTAATAGTATCTCGAACAATAACAATATCACGAGTTCTTTGATAGGTGGTTTTGGCTGAAGATTGAGTGGTTTCATAGTATGCAAGTTGTTCTTTTAGTTCAAGTGTTTCTTCGAGAAGCATCTGGTATTCACCCGCGTTGTAGTTTATGATGCTATCTTGCTTTTGTACTTCAACGTGTACATATTTTGCGTCTTTCTTTCCAAACCAATAATAACAAACAACAGTCCAAATAGCAGTTGTCCCAACGAGCAACAAAGCAATTGCGAGTATATTCTTTCTCATAGTATTTGTCCTTCGTGTATGCGTAAATTCTTGACGCTGAATTGACCATTCACTCCCTTCTCAACGATAGCGAATCCGTGATTGTACTTCGAATAAGGGTTGTAGTCGGGAGATAATTCACTTAAGCAACCAACACCCCAACAGGTAATAAACTTACCGTTAGCGTCGCGCTCATTGTGTTCCGCTGTTTGGTGGTGGTGTCCGCACAAAGAAGAAACTTTTGTCTTCAAGAACAACCCACGCGCCACGTTAACCGAAGGTAAGAACTGCTTCCCGAACTCATGCCCGTGAAATATCGACAACTTACCGATGTTCAACTTACTCTTTCCGTCAATCCAAGTGATATTGTGTTTATCTAAATGACACAAAGAAGAAAAGTCGAAAGCGTCAATGTCGAATAGTTCGGGTGCTTTAATTCGCATATATCTCCAGTACCTTTCCTCGTGGTTTCCTTCCTTGTAGTAGATGTGTGCGTTAGGAAACTGACCTCGTAACGTATCTACAAACTGACGCATCGCGTACAACTCATCTTTGAATTTTCTTTTGCGTGGATCTTTGACAAAGTCGCTAATCATGTGACAATCGAGAGCATCGCCGTTTAAAATTACCGCGTCGCACCCTTGACGAATACCTTCGTTGATTGCAACGCTTAACGCTTCGTTGTCTTGATATGGAATGTGAATGTCTGACAGGATTAAAAACTTCGTTCCCTTCAACTCAACGTGTTTTCTTTTTTTAGCGTAAGACTTTGGTAGTGCGAATGGGTTCAACGGTCGTGGCTTCGCATCATAAAGAGATTTGTCGGTAGTATTTTTTCTGTCCATTTTTCCTTTCTGACCACGAATAATTCGAATGAATGTTCTCGCGTGTTCTTCGTCTTTGTATACCTCTGGATATTCAGCGAATAGTTTCTTCGCGAGAGTTAGCGAAGGTGTTTCTTTGAACTTTGAACATACTTCTTCAGCTATTGTCCTCGCTGCTGTTTTCGGTGTTGCCATTCTTTTGTTTTGTAAATCGTTCAATTACTGTTCCTCCAAACAAACCGCCTGTCAGTAAAGCGAGTGTGTCGAACATCGCGATTGGACAAACGTAGTATGTGAATGTTGCAATGTAACTCAAAACGATTAGGTTAATTGTAACAAATATAGCGACAATTCGTTTCGAACTTACTTTCGTTGAAGACGTAAGCATTTCCTTGAGCCACGCTTTCAACTTGTCCTTCATAAAAACTTCAATATGAACTGAACAATTAAGCCACCAACGACACCAGCAGCGGTTGCTATACCGCCCAAACGAGCGACCTGCAAACGTTGGTTATTTATGTACTTGTCGTGTTTTTGAACCTTACTCACAAGACCTTCAATCTTCATTTCGTCGTCGCCAATTAGGACGTGATAGATGCGGTCAATCTTCTTGTTCAACTCTTGGAGTTCCTCGTGTATCAATGCTATTTCTTTTTCGGTGTTCATCACTTGAAGTAAAGTTCTATTTCTGCTTCGCGTCTATTTACTAATCCCTTCAACACAACACCGCCGCCCTTGTTCCACATACGGAAAGAATCGGCAATTGTAGCGTCGTTAGGGTTCACATTTAATTTTCTCAATACGGACGACTTCTTGAAACCACCCACACCAATGTTGTACGCAAGGGAAACACACGCGCTAAATTGATTCTCGTTGAGTGTTTGCGTTATCAATGCACGAACGGAAACGGCGAATTTGTCTACAACGTTTTTCGCTAACTGCTCGGCTCTCGCTTGTGTTATTACGTCGCCTTGCTTAACCTTTGTACCGTCTTCGTAGAAAGTATTTCCGTAGCCAATTGTCCATATAGCCGATGGACACTTATAACTTTTCAATCGACAACCTTCAAAACGCTTCAATAGAGCGTAACCGTCTGCGTTAACTTTCATTCACTAAGCGTTTAATTTGTTTCTCTTTCTTCAAAAGGTACTTACGAAATTTTTCTTCGTAGACCTTCTGCTTAACCATATCTTTTTTGCGCCCTGCTTTCGCCATATTTTTTGTTTTAGTTATCTAATCCATCCAAGACCTTGACGACGATATGTGTACGAACGTCTGTCGCGTCCGTCGCTAATCTCAAAAGCGTTCGATGGATAAACATTTGTTTGTGACCATATCTGCTGAGTTTCGTTCGTCGTGTACTCTGGAAAGTCTGATTGATTGAAACATAAAAAGTCAACCATTCTTTGAGTGTAGAACATTGCTTTCGAACGCGATTGATCGCGGTAGTTCTGCAAGTCGGTTTGTGTTATCGGTGTAGTGTCTTCGCTTGTGCGAATAACAAGACTTCCATTGTCGGTTTTAACGTACAAATGAGGCAACATTTCGTACAAAGACCACCACATTATCATTCGACGCAAGTAAGTGTCAAGAAGTTCCTCGTATGCACCTGCAATGTCGTCGTTTACAACGTCTTCTTTAATCTTATTGTAAAGGTCAGTTCCTAAATACAACTGCGCGTATTCGTCCTGCGCTAAATAGATAGCAGGGTACATCAAAAGCGGATCTACGCTTCCGTTAATCCAACTGTATTTTTTTATGTAGTTTTCGTCAATGAGTAGAACTTCGGGTTGTAGTGCCATTGTGTTTTTTATTATGGATATTTAAGTGAACCTCTGTCGGGTCTGTTAATTGGAGCAGTACCTTCGATGCCTTTTTGTGGAACGTATGGGTTGTTTCCAACGCGCTTGTCATTGTTCAATCCGTCGTTAGGTAATATGCGTCCTTTTGAATCTCTTTTGCGAATATAAATTAGACGCTTCCAAAAATGGTGACAGAAGCAACCGCCGACATAGCGAAAGAGCGAATAGGTTTGAGCCCCTTCTGGAGCAAACGCTTTGTTCACTCCTGCTTTGCTCATTGCTTCAATATCTTCGTAACGAAAGATTGCGCCTGCTTGCGACATTTGAACCATTTCTTTACAAAACTCACGGCTGTTTGTGCTTATGTTTTGTGAATATGCGTAACGCAATTTATAAAGTCCAATGTCACCCCATTTAGATTCCTTTTCTCCTTGAGCGTCGCTCATTGAAGGCATCTTGTTACGCTTCGCAAAGAACTCGCTTGTGTATTGCAATTCGTTTTCGGGTTCGGTTACGTCTTCTTCACTTACTAACTGCCATTCGTCTAAATCAATGTATTCCGCTTTTTCTTTTAGTACATCAATCCACTCACGACCGTCTTCATCTGAAAAGTCGTTCTCAGCATCCGCAACTACTTTTTTTTTTAATTCGATTGATTGAGTTGTGGGTTCAACAACAACTGTAACGTCGTCGAAAACGTTGTTCATTTCAATCTTCAAATCACTTCCAAGAATAGGCGCGAAAGTATTTGTTATGATTCGTTGATAAGGCTTAATAACTTGATTATTGAAAATCTCTAAACCAACCAACATTTCGTCCTTGTTAGAACCGAAGCCGTTAGATTCTCTAATTCCGTGAATAAGTGGTGAAACAACGCGGTGTCCAACCATGATTTGCTTCGCGGTTTCTTCGCTTAAAAACTGATATTGTTTGTCCGCATCTGAAAGAGGAAAATCTTTGATGTCGGGAACGCGTGTCGGATCTTCGTTAAAAGTCATCAAGAACTTACCCGCGTTACTTGCACCGCTTAAACGTTCTTCCCATTCACGACGGATAGCCTCACGTTCTTCTTTTTGCGGTATTCCGTTTAAGAAGTTAATGATGAACGAAGGAAATAATCCGTTCAAGATATTGTTGACGTGATACATTCCCATTTGATGAGAAAGTTCAATGTAATTCAACGCTCCGAAATAGTCGGGTTTAGGATAGTACGAACTTCCTGCCATCATTCCGTGTGCATAGATAACTTGACGCGGTTGTTCTTGCGCCTGTGAAGGGTTGAACGCAGGTATAAATTCGGGTTTGCCTTTCTTCGAACGTGAATTTCTCCAGTCTTTCGAATACCAAATACCCGTGATTTCTTCCTCTTCTTTGTCGTACGCAAGACGACAGTTTTCAAAAGGCAAATGGTTAATCTTTACAACGCGTGTAAAGTCCATCGACCATATCACCTCAGCAACAAACGCACCTTGTAGTTTTAAGTCGAAAGAAATTCCTTGTAAAGCACTATCGAGAATCGTTCCTGTACCTTGTCCCTCAATCATGAACGCAATTGAGTTAGTCAACGCGTTGTGAATTGGAGAGTTGTAATACAGATTAATCAAATATTGGCTGTAAAGGTTGTCATTTCCGTAATCAATCCAACCGCTACGGTTCTCTTTTTCGATTGCTTCGGTAGGTATGTAACGACTTAATGCTATTTGCTGAATGTTGCTCATTATGCGCCTGTATATATTACGTCTACGGGAATCGTAGGCGTTGAAACGTCAAAGTAAATTGTTCCGTTAGAAAGAATCATTGAACCACGTTCAACTAATCCAACAACGGACTCATCTGTTGGGTCTAAATTCACCGCGCTGTTTTGTCCGTACACATCGTACTTGTACTTTCCAGCGTCAGTTAGACCAACTGTTGTTAAACGAATCTTTGTGACACGTTCGTTTTCGTTTATTACGGTAACGACTTGAGCGAGTTGTTCGCCTGTCATTTCGTAAGTAAGAATTAAAAGATAGTTTGTGAACGCAACGTTGAAATACTGACGACCTTCATCGAGTGAAAGCCAAGCATCTTGATTCGCTGTATTTGTGTTCAAATAAACCATTCTATCTTTTTATTTGTTTGATGAAATTACAGCACAGAGGGACGCGTTGCCCCTCTATGTGTAAAAGTTTTTTTATTCTTAGTCAAGAATGTTAGAAGGCGCATTGTCTAAAACATAAGCGCGCTTCGGTGATTCGTGAACGAATGCCAAAGTGTATCCGTTGGCGTCACCCAAAGTTGCTCCAGTCGCTGCTGTTGCAGTAGAAAGGTCTGCTCCGTATTCGTATCCAACAGCCCACCAATTGTTATTAGTGTCTTGAACGAATACAATAACGCGAGCCTGCGCAACCGCTTGTAATTCCAAACGCTTCGCGTATGAAAGTTTTTGCAACATAATGTTTACAGTCTGAGTGTAAAACACTGTTCCATTGTCGCGGTTGAAGTTAATTGTTTCTTCGAAAGAACCTGTTTGCGTTGGCAATTCGTAAGTGAATAGATCACCTAACGCAGGGCCGTTAATTGTATTAACAACTTCTGTTCCATCAAAAGTAAAAGAACTAACTAACGATTTATCGACTAAAACGATTTGTTTGATACCGCCCAAACTGTCCTTACAGTCGAGGGTCATTCCGATGCTTAATTCACAAGGAGGCATATGCGTATGTTTTTTATTAGCACAAAAGAGGAGCGGTGTTTAAGCCGCTACCTCTATTCGTGCAAGGGTTAGAATGGTTGAGATTATGCAGTATATTGGTAGAATGCGATTTCGTCACCGAAGCCGTATTGTACACCTGCGAAGAAAGAAGCTGCGAAACGTACGTTGTCAGAAAGATCGTATTGGTACATATCCAAAACTGCTACGTTGTTCCATTGGTCAAGTAAGTTAGTACCGAACCACAAGTTAGACTTTTGATACATAGCCATTGTGTCGTCAGACATACCAGGACACTCGATGATGTCATACTGACCCTGCCAAGTCATCTTAACAGTTTCACCTTGGTACAAGTAGCTTCCACCACCAAGACCTAAGATAGCAGTTCTGAACGCTTCAGCAACGTTTGAAGAAACTGCGATAACAGGCTTCTCAGTAGCACGACGAACGCGAACAGGAAGTGTTAAAACCAAACGATTCATTTCGTCGATTACGTTAGTGCTGTCGATAGCAACTGGAGTAGCAACGTCAAGAACAGTAGCGTCAGCCAAGAACAAAGTCTCGAAACCTGCGTACTCACCTGCGGTTGCGTTAACACCCTGCCAGATCAAACGCTCGTTGTTTGCAGCAATACCCGCCATAACGTTAGCAATTAATGCGTCAGTCAATGAAGCGTGTAATTCGTTGTTCTGCTCTGAGCGAGATTCCCAATCCGATAAAAACGTATTTTTACAAAGTTGACGCTGTACTTGGAATTTCTCCAAAGTCAAGATTCTTTCAGTTAAAGTAACTGTTCCTGTTGGAGTGAAATCGCAAGTAGCATTAGCAAATGTTACGTTGTCAACAAGACGACGAACAACTTGTTTGTACTCGATGTTTTCTTTGAAAGTAACAGCAGCCAAAGACTCGTTACTTAAGAATGCAGCGCGGATATATCCTGCCGCTTCTCTACCTGCGTAGGTAGTTGTTAATGATGTGGTAGTAGCCATTTTTTATTGTTTGTTTTTTTATTATTTTTTAAGATGAAATAAGAAGCGTTCCTCTGCGCTCATCTTGTTGTAAGATTTAGCAGGTGTTTGCTTCGCTTGTTTAACTTCTTTGATTGATTGAACCGCAGGTTGTGCGCTCAACTTCTCTACGTTAGATGAAAGTTCTGCGTTTGCTTTCTTCATTTCAGAAAGTTCGCTTTCTAATTTAGCAACCAAAGACAAAAGACCTTCAACCTCTGCGTTGAATGTTTCTTCAGCAACAACCTCTGTTGCTTGTTCTTCTTCGATGATTACTTCAACCTCTGGAGATTCTTCTTCCATTGGCTTTAACTCTGCAACAAGACCACCGCTAACAACAACAATGATTCCTTCTGCTGTCTTGTACTCTCCGTCCGCTACAACAACCTCGTTGCCTTCTGCGTCCTTTGCGAATACACGAACACCAGCTGCCCAAGTGTCGCTGTCCGAGTAGATGCTTGTTCCGTCCTCTAAAATCGCTTCAACCATTTGCTTCACCTCAACAACCTCTTCGGCTGATAGGCTAACATTATGTTTTGCGAAAAGAGCGTTTACTTTTTCTCGTAAGTTCATAATTTGTTTAATTAATAATTTAGTACCTAAATAGAAAAGAAGGTATATTTGTTTCATAATTGATTCTTTTCATAGTTTCTATTTGATTTTAGGTTTGGCGAGGGGAGTGATTACCCCTCGTTTTTTTTATCCTAATGAATCAAGTATTGCGTTTAACGTCTTCATCTCGTCCTCGCTCAATCCGTACGTCTTAAACCCCATTTTACCGCTCTCGTTAGTTATTTTCGTGAGCGCGTTTAGAAACAGAGTTGCGTCGTCGTTGAATAGTTCCAACTTTAAGAACCCCCCTGCTTCGATGTTCATTTAATCCTCTTTCAAAAGGTCATTGATTTCGTCAAGAAGCGCAGCGAACTCATCGTGTGCGCTCATATACATTTCTTTTTCAGCAATAAAGTTTCCTTCGATTGAGAAACCTAACACCTCTTTGTTTTGTATTTGCTTCTTTACTTCTTCGTTCTCCACTTTCATGCAACCGAACCACGTCCCTTCTGGAAGTGAAAAGCCGAAGTTTGTAGACTTGTCGTTCTCGCCTTCAATGATCCACGTCTCAACCAACGAAACACCGTCAACAACTTTCGCGTGTTCAACCGTTGCGTTGTTTTGGTTGTTGTGCTTTAAGTAGTTGTAAGCAATAGCTCTGATTGTTTCTTTCGAATACTTAACGTAGTATTCCTCATTTGTTTCGTCGTTGCGTCTGTAAATCAGTTGGTCTGGAATCAATAACGCGCCGTATAAAAGACCTCTAAAATCTTCTTTGAACTTCACGTTGTGTTGTTCGCTTAACGCTACGAAATCGACACCTATTGCAGGTTCTTCGACTACGCTGATTGCATACACCCCGAGCAAACCCGCGTCGTCGATGCCGTACTCAATAACTTTAATTTTTTTGTTCATTGTTTTATTTTTTAGCCACCAAGACGCGCTTGGTTGTTGATTAATTGTTGTGCTTCTAAATTGCTCGACACTTGCGTACTTACAACGTATGCTTGAAGTGGCGGTTGTTGGTTGGGTTGGTTTTGTACAAAGGCGAAGTTTGAAGGTGAAGGTGCTTGCATACCCCCTGCCGAAGGAACACTTCCGCCACCACTTCCGCCACTTGTCGAACCACCTCCGTTAAATTGTTGTTTGCTGATAACGGCAACACGCGCAAGACCTTGAGCAATTGCAATACCTGCCGCTACCGCTGCGCGAACAGGCGCGTCTGGTGTGCTGATAGCCATTTGTGAACGATATGCTCCTTGTGCTGCAAGGTATGTGTCTATTGTAGCCGTTGCGATGCTCACACCTTTTTGTATCTGAAACGCTTTTCTTTGTTGTGCTTCGCTCTCTCCTGCGAACGCTCCTGCTAAATCACTTATAATTGACAAAGAAGTCTTCATTGCATCGACGCGCAGTTGTGCTTTTGCGTCTTCGGCTTGTCTTAATTCTTCAATTTCTTGTTGAGATTGTTGAGCGCGTAACGAAGTAAGATTCGCGTGAATCTGCATTTCGGTAGCAAGTTGAGCGTCTCCTCTTTCTATTAAATCATTAATGCTAATAGATGCCATTCGCTCATCTTCAGCTATCATCTCATCGTTTAACTTCTTACGACGTGCCATTTCTGCTTCGTCGGCTTCTTCTTCCCATTTAGTTAAAATGTCAGTTAATTCTTGTTGAGATTTTTCGTAATCATCAATTTCTTTTTGAGCGATTTCTTTTCTTGCGTCTGACTCTCTTTTATCTATTGATTTATTTGTTTTATCAATAGCGTCTAATAATTTTTTCTCATTATCTTCATAAACTTGAATATCAAAAGCATTTCCAACACCACTTAAAGAAAGTTTTCTATCTGCTCTTAATTGAATAAGTTTTGCTCTTGTTTCTTCTAAAGCAGTATTATATTTTTCAGTTGCTCTTCTTTTTTCATCTTCAATTTTTGCTGAATCATTTCCAATTAAATTAGCGTCTGAAATTGTTTTGTAATAATCTACAATATGCTGATTTTGTTCTAATAATGCTTGGTTTTGTAATTCAATAATTCTTTTTCTTGCTTCTTCAGATGCTTTTGAATCATCTTGAATTTCAGCTATACGTTTTTTAGTCTGTTCCTGCTTAATTTCATTTCCTAATAATTCTTGAGAAAGAAGGTATTGTTGATATAATGAATCTCCATACATTTTAGAGTATGTGATTTTATTTTTTATAGCAGCGTTTTGCGCTTCTAACGCTCCTAATTCTTTTTTTAATGAATTTAATACCGCAGTTTCTCCTTTGAATAACGCAGCAAATTCTTTCCAATTGGCAATAACTCCAGCAATAGCGACTCCAAGTAATAAAATAGGATTAGCTAAAATTGCTTTTCCTAAATCAGCAAGTCCTTTTATCAAACCACCTACTTCATCTTTCAGAGTCTTAAAATCAATGTTGCGAACAGCAGTACCCATTCCACTCAAAGCTTGTCCTGCACCTTTTAAGTCCAAGTCCATCAATCGAGAACTGAATAATCCAACGTTGTTAGAAATACCTTCGAAAGCATTACCTGCGTTAGCACTAATTTCAGCAGATAAGTCGCTGATATTGTCCTTTAATTCAGCAGCCCGAGCAGAAGCAATTTTGAACTCCTCGCTCGTCTTGTCCATTTGTTGCAATTGATTTTGCAGCGCACGAAGTTCCGCCTTCGCGCTTGTGAATCCTTTCGCTGTATTATCTGCCGCGTCAGCCGTCTGATTAAGGACGTTAACCGCGTTTGTGCTTACATTAAAATCTATTGTATTCGCCATTTCAGAATAGTAGTTTATAAAAGATAAATATCCAGAACGCGACGTTTACCGAAATGCGAGTAACTTTCCACGCGTAGTGCTTCCACAATTTCAACTTACGCTTACCGTTAGCCATTTTTCCACTCTCGCCGTCCGTCTTGATGTTCAACTTAATGAACTCTAAACACGCTACCATTTCGTGCGCTTTATTTTGTAGATGTACTTTTGAAGTCGCTTCCATTGCTTATAATTGTTATTGTGTCTCCTAATCCTGTGAACGTTACGCTTCCGCTACCTTCAACCGTTTCGCCTGTGTACGCTTGTACCGTCACTCCGTTAGCCGCTACCGACTTTTGAATGATGAACTCACGACCTGCTGTCGTCGTTGCTGAAGGTAAATAAATTGTTACGCTTCCTGCTGTTGTGTCAACGAATAACACGCGGTCGAAATTGGTTATAACGTAGTCCGTCGTTATCGTCTTAACTGGCTGCGAAACACCTGCACTAAATGTAACAGGCGCACCGAATCGCGTTGGTGCAAGTGAAGGCGCTTGTTGTGTTATGAAAGAACGTGTTCCGATGTTTGGAATAGAAAAGCAATTGTTCTTCGCGCTGTTCCAATAGTAGCCAAAACGACGGCAACAATCTTCGGTTACTGTCGCAGGATCACCGTTCGGTGTTTCCCAGTTCAACGTTTGGTTGAGGTTAGCCGAAACGGGTACAATGTCGCAGTCGTTGTCTATGTCGAGTAAGCGAATAAGTTTCACTTTTGTAACGTCTTGTTGTCCGACTACATAACCTTCAATGTCCAACACGCGCCACCAAGAATCGACTATCCATATTTTATCCGACCATTGAAACGTGAAAATGTCGTTCAACGTTAGTGCAAACATTCCTTCCATGATTCGCGCTTGTCCGTCGTAAAGTTCGCGGTAGTAGTTGCGCCACCAACGGTTGTATAAGTTGTCGTAAGGGTTCGCTATTATTGTGTGCGGTGGTATCTCTGGAGCGAAGTTTAAGTCGCTATCCGTAACCGTTGCGTTCATCGTCGAGTAATTGTTCAAACACTTAACCGCCGTTTGCACCACGCTATCTGAAACCTCGTCGTACATATTCACAAAGAAGTCAGCAAAGTAGTAAAGAATGCGCGGTTTAGGTTGTACGAATTGCCCTTCTGCGTTTAGAAATTTAGGAACAACTACGTCTGTATTCTCAACAGGTGCTGAAGGAGTTGATGCAAAAGCAAGTTCTACTTTTTCTTCTCCTGTTGCGAACTCGTTAATCACTTCGAAGTCGTTCTCCGTTACTTCGTACCTTCCGTAGATGCGTCCATTGTCTTTGTATACTGAATTGAAATAGTCTCCGTCTTCGGTGTATGTAAAGGTAAACTTCGCCTTCTGCATATCAACCGTTGGATAGTACGCGATGTCTTTCGATAAGTCAAGTTTCGAAGTCCAATCCAAAGTGTTACCGCTTCCGATGTATTCAACAAGCGGTTCAATTCTTAATGTGTTTGGAAGTGTTCTGTCGGGGACGAACGCAAGGTTGAACATCTTTTGTATCGACGTGATAAAATCGATTTGCTTCATATCTGGAGCGTTGAACTCCATTACGCAAGTGTCACCTGTTAAAGCTGTTCCAACGCTGACAAGTTCAACCCCTGTTCCTGTATAATCTATGTTCGCGTTACCACCGAAATCAATCTCCATTGTTCCGTTTCCGCTTGTGTATGGTTGCGCTCCGAAAACAAACTTAACTTCGTCTCCTGCGTTTAGTTCAAGAGTTATGTTTCCAATTGTGCTTAAGTCGTTTGTTGTGCTACTTCCAAGACTATAAACGAAAGTATCTTGGTCAGAAAATACATCGTTAACTTTTGGATGAAAACCAAAAAGAACGTTTCCAACATTAGTACCCCCTGTTGAAGTTGCTTGTCCGTTCATCCAACACTTGAAGGTGAATGTTCCATTGAAAGGAGCGGTGTAAATTCCACTACTCCAATCATTCCCTGCATCTTCGTACTCTGTAAATTGAGTGTATAAATTGTAGTATTGGTCGTTATTTGCAAACGCTATATTGTTAAGATTTGATGCAAGACCTAAACTTGAAGCAATATCGTTTAATCCTAACGAACTATTCAAATACTGACCGCTAATAAAAGGAACGTACACGTTTTCAAGGCAACCGCTCAAGTTATCACTCGCGTATTGAATCCCTGCGTCTTGCATTATTTGGTCAAACAAGTATTGTGCTTTAACCGCAGGTGTTAAATGACCAACGTACAAAGGTTTGTATAACGGTGGTATTGGAACAGGATTAGAATATACAGGTTGTCCAACAGGATTATAAGCCGTTAAATTCCACTTGTCGCATAACGTCAAAATAGTGTGTTCGTTAGGTGGTGTTTCAACGTTCTCATGAAGTAAGTCGTAGTCAAGTTCACCCGCAACAATCGATTCAATATCGCGCAATTTCTTTTCGTTCAATATTCTTGCGAGGTTTGGTACTTCACCGAAGAATACCACTTCAAATTCGAACAACTTACCACTTTGCCAGTACAACTTTTTCACTTGAACGTGTCCACTTGCGATAGGAATAGTGTTAACCGTTAGCGTCGCTTCAACCTTCTTGCGGAAGTCAAACCAACCGTCGAAGTTGACGTTGAAAATTGCACCGAAGAAGTCTACGTTCGTCTTACTTGCAGGAATACGAAACTCGCGCGAGTAATTACCTACCGAACTGAAGTCAGTAAGGTCGGTGAACTTGTAGTTCAGGTGCATCTTCTCGTTCTCATACAAGTCGATTGTTGCCGCGTTGCCGTCAAAGTCGGTAAGCGTAAGTATTACTTCGTTCATCATAGACCTACAGGTTGTGAGTATTTAAGGTTCAAAGTAACATTGTAAAGTTTCGAATATCTTTCGTCCTTGATAACAAAGTTTTGAGTGTCAACTAAAACAGGTGTTTGTGTTCCGTCGTCGTTGATTATAAACACGTCGTTAGAACGACAAAGCGTTTGAAGTAGATTGAACTCTCCAACGCTTACCCAATCGCTATTTATTTGCAGTCCTTTCGTCGTCGTAACATATCTATCCGTTGTACCTCTGTCGTAGGTGTTAAAACCAAACGTCGAAGCGTTGTAATTACCAACTACTTTTTGGTATTGCTTACGATCGTAATTGAACGACAACTCCGACTTCTTCGTGAAGTTGAAGTAATCCACACCACCGCAAGTATTCGACCAACCCAAACGAACATTGTCAAACTTGCAATCGTCAGCGACAAGGTAAAAACAATACAAGCGTGAAGCAGGTGTGTAAACAGGGAATAAAGTTTCTTTTCCAAATTGTATCGTGTAGTATTTCGCACCTGTTAAATCTAACCCACCCCAAGAATCTATGTTCGCGTAATAGCCACCAATCACATTAACGAGTGAAGGATTGTCAGCCAAAGGTAAAAACTGCGTATCTATTAAATCGTCGTTGTTGTCGTACGAAGAAAAGATTACAATGTCGAAATCGTTATCCACAAGTAACGGAGAAGAAGAAGGAGCGTACACCACACCCCAATCTGACAAGCGCGTTGGTATGTACACCCAATCAGAAGAAAGACCGCGTGAAGATGCTTCGCTCCACTTGTGCGTGTCGGTTGTTCTTTCGCTCATTAAATACTTCGTAATGCCGTCTAACGCGTAGCGTGTGTTAGGGTTTGGCTTGTATCCGTCCGCCACTTGATATTCAGCGAGGAACGCGTACACGTCGTCGATGTCAGCCATTCCCGAACCGCTTACTGTGAATACTCCGTCAACCAACCAACCTTCTTTTATCGTGCAAGAGATGAACGCGACGCTGGTGTTTTCCGTATCCGCTGACGTTGTCAAAAGTGAAGCGTCGTGTTGTAACGATTCTCTGAATATCGGTGCAAGGTCTAACACTCCTTTGTTCGCCGCGTTAGGTTGAACGTTGACTTGGAACGAACCGAAGTCGAACACAAAACGAAAGCCTGTATTAGCTACGTTCGTCGAAGATGCAACGAGTATTAAGCGCTGACCTATCGGTGTATATTCGTATGGTTGGTCGTCTATTGTAATTGCCATTTTATTGTATGTCGTTTAATTGATTCTCTATTGTTGCTGTGAAGTCTTTCTCGTAAGCTGCGACTACCTTCGATTCGTATTCGTCCCAAATGTTTTCCATTGCGTAGTCGAACGCTTTCCACCCCTTTATTCCGTCACGACGAACTTTGAACATAATGAGTTTTGCTACCTGTTGTTTCAGCTCTTCGGTTGACTTCTTGAATTTACCACTTGATTTGTCACGAAGGCGAATACCTTTTATAGACATCCAGTCGTATATCGCTTTTTGCATTGGTGACATTTGACCTTTCGCGGGTTTGCTTCCGCTTCCTTTCTTGAATGAGTAGGGCGCACCTTGCGACTTCTGCGTTCCATTCACACCGTTTTCACGAAACAAGAAATACTTCGAAGCCTTACCCTTCGCGTAAACCGAAACATTGATTGAAGACCCTTTTATCTTCAACCGATAAGCCAAAGACTTTTCGAGCGTACCACTTGCAACCGCGTTGGTGTAGTTGCGTCCTACCTTTCGCTTCATGCGATAGTCGGACTGCATCAATTCGACAAAGCGTTTTGCCATGTCGTTGACTACAGCGAAGAAGTTTGGTGCGCTCTGTTCGTTAGGCATCTTTCTCTTGTTCCTCTTTAATCTTGTTGAAGAATTGAATTAGTGGTAAGCCAAATTTCACAGGCATCTCTTGAATAAAAGCGTCTAACTGCTTTAAGTGTTCCTCTGTTAAGTTCATATTAGAAAGATAAAATTGTTACTCCTATCGCGTTAGCCACGCATTGCTCCACCCACGTGTTGTCCTCACCCCACGCTGCGAACTCCTCTTCTGTTAGCGTGTAGTTACCATTGCTTAAAACCTTTGAAGGCACTTCTTCAGTAGCCTCTGATTTTAACTCATAATAAGTTGTGCAAGTTGTTGCAGATGTTTCGAAGTTGAGAATGAGAACACTCATCTCTGTTGCTGTTCCTGCGTTTAGTGGGAACACTATTGGTTGTATTTTAGCCATTGTTTATATTGTTTATATTACGAAAGTCCACCCTGTTGATTTGTTCACATAAAGTCCTTCCACTGCATCAGTGCAATAAACTATCAAGCCAACCGCAGGAGTTGCTATTGCTAACCTTTGAGCGTTAGTCATTCGCGGAGGAAGAAAGCCACGAGTTGTTGAATCTACTTGGAATTGTGCTGATGCTAAATTTGTATTGCCATTGATAGTCATTTGAGCGGATGGACTGATTCTCCAAATTCTTGTTGTAGCACTATCAAAAGCAAATACTGTTGAACCTACCATTGTCCATATTCCGTTCGCTACACTACCATTATCAAAATAAAGATATTGTCCTGTCCCTGATAACCCTTTAAGATAGAATGCGGCTGAACCTGAAGCACCACCAATTCTTGCGCTTCCATTCACATCTAATCTAAACCCAGCGTCTGTTGTTGTGCCGATGAGTAGGTTTCGAGTAGTGGTAAGACGCATCGCTTCACTTCCATTTATACCAAAATTTATTTGATGCGTACTTGGCTGAAATTCTATGTAAGTTGCTGTTGCTGTTGGATTAATTAAGTATCTCGAATAAACACCCCAACCTGTTCTAATAGAACTTGCTGCACCTACCGCACCTGCAATATCAACTCCATAAGCAGGCAAAGCCGTGCCAATACCCAACCTATTGTTAGTTGCGTCCCAAAAGAAGTTAGCTGATTCCTGCAATACATTCCCCGTCCCTTCAAACAACACACGTCCTACCGTACCGCTTGTTATTGGTGTAGTGCCTACCGTTAAGCCTGTCGCGATAGTGAATGTTCTGTTGGCTGAAAGGTCTTGCGTTGTGCCGTTAATGGTCAGCGTTCGCGTTGTTGGAACTGGAGTAAAGCCAAGTGCCGTTTCAACAGTCTTATTCTTCCACAAAGAAGTTGAAGATTCGTAAGTCAAAACGTTGTTGTTTACAGGTGTAGTGATAAGAACACCTTCGTCAGCGTTGATGTTGCTACCCAACGTTTGACGAATCATTAACGTCCCATTGTTAGCCGCGTGAACCACCGCAGCGGCAACGATAATGTTGTTCGGTGCTGTTGGTTGCGTCGTCTGAAAACCACCTGCAACAGTCGTCGAAACGTAAAGGATGTCTCCGTCGGCAAACGCTGAAGTGTTCACTCCGCGCATCTTACCGAACTGATAAACCTTGCCGTCTTGGTTGTTCAGAATCTCTTCCGAAGTAACACCCATATAGTATTGCGACGGAGTAGTTCCATTCGCTATCATTGGCGCAATCAAAAGACGACCGCTGTTGCCTGTTGTCCCTGCAAATCGGACAGGTGTTCCTTTTGGGATCGTGCTTCCTGTCGTATTGCGAACGTGGTAAAAAGTATCTTCACCGACCTTCTGCGTCGTGCCGTTCATTATTAACGCTAACGTCTCTGCATTGTCGTCCCAATAGACCGAGCCTTGCGCCGTTGGTATGTTGGTCGGCGTAACGTCAAATTCTAAATTGCCCAATTGCACCCC